CCTCCATTTCACTATTGGTTTCATATAGCGCAGGGTCAATGGGTACTGGTTGAAAAGCTTGTATCAAATTACTCACAGGCTCGTTTGTTCCCATACCATCAAGTTCCAGTAGGGCATGTGCAGGGGCAGATGCAAGGAGTGCTTTATCAGCCTCACTTAACCTGCCTTTGATCGCCATATACTTAGGTTTATTTGCTTCACGGTGCAACCTGCGATATTGACGTGACCTATTGTATTCAGCTTGCAAATCTTTCATTTGATGAACATCTGATAATGGCATTATTTTATCGTTTGATTCTGAATCATTAAATGTAATTGCGAATACAGGCCAAAAACCTTCCATCCAATATTCAGGCTCCGATGGTGCTTTTAGGAAATCATTATAACCATCAACAATGGTGAATACCTGGTTAAGGTCTTTGTTATAAACTTCCCATACACAAGCTAGACCTGTTGTCTTATCAACCGATCTTGAATTATCATCGGAATCAACATCACTATGATATTCACTAAGATCATCATCGCCTTTTTGATTATATGACTTATGTGACTTGCTAATATCTTTTTTATAAATCTTTTGAATATCACTAGGTGATTTGAAAAATTCACGTACAATCCAGCCAGCACCGATAAAACCAACAAGTTGTTTGCATTTAGGATCAACAATGATTTCATTTGATCGGGGGAACATAAACAGTGGCCCCTCACGTAAAAGAATATTTGACTTATTTTCGGTCTGAGCAATAAGCTGTTCAAGCTCAAGCAACTCTGACTCACTGTCAGTTTTCATTTCATCATCTTGAAAGTCTTGCATCCTGCGTTTTAACTCACCTAACTCGTTACGTGAATCCTCTAATTTAGCGGTATCATCTGGTGATATCTCAGCGTATTGTCGCTGGAAACCTAGCATAATATAACCCACACCGCACGTCTTGGCTCTCCTGACCATGCGCTTCATACTAGGTTTCAAACGTGGCCTTTGTTCGTTGGCAAAATAATCAAAACATATTTCTAATGATTTACCGATTTTATCAATCATTGCCTTTTTTGATCTACCCTGTTCAATATCTTGTAATATTGCCATATTATTAGGGTTCATAGGGTCTTGCACTGCGGCCATTGCTGTATCTGGTTTACCGTCCCATATCATATAATCAAGTGTCTTGCGTTTTTCAGCAATAGCAACAGGATTTTTTGCATACAATGCGGAAACCGATTGGCTGATATAACGATTGATAATTGGTATAGTAATGTTGCCGTTATTAATCCATTCATTGGATGCGCCTTGACGTGCGATCATCATATCGTCACGCATGCGGTCAAAGTCAGGTTTCCAGTGTGCTTTAGCCTTTATTATGTCTTTACACCATCCAGTAATAAACTGATCAACCGCTAACTCAGGGGAAGGTACGCCACGTTCTATACCTGACGACCCAATTGATTCTTCGCCCATCGTAGCCTGATTTTCTAATTCTTCTTGCATGATCACCATCCTCGTGTTTGTTTACTCAAATTATTAATTTTATTCTGCTGATTGGAAGCAGCTACCACCCACGCCATAGTGCCTATTTTGGGCAAAGTGTCAACTACAGGTCGTGTTGTTTCAGCAGACATTTCCTTAACTAGCCCCATACCAATATGTGCTAACCAGTCAACAAAGTCATCGTGTGCGCCATAAGGGAATTTCAATAATTGGTTCTTGGCATCGCCCCACCAAGGGGCAAACCTTGGGAAATGAACCTTACCCATAGACATACGACCCTGTATTGATTGCGCCCTCATGGTCTTGTTCTTAGAAGGTATTACAGGATCAAGTAAAATGTAGGTACGTGTTTCAATCATTCTTTTTCGCAAGAAGGGCCCGAAAGATTTTGAAATCAATTCTGACTCCATCCACCAACACGAAGGTTTATGATGCTGCATTTGGTGCAATATTGTTTCAACAGTACGGTCAGTCTGCATGCGATCCATAACTAATGTCGGCAAAACCCATATATCATCTTCCTCGTCAATGCCTACGCACCCGATCACCGTGTAGTCATTTTCAACACCAGTAGAAACAGCATGGTCAGACGCACCATATATTCTAAGATTTTTTGGCAAATCACCTTGGTCATATTCTACAATCATGCCATCGGTAAAATAAATACCGTCATCGGGCGAGGGGCTTCCCATCACTAGTGCGGAAAAAGACCTTGGATCACCACGTTTCCATTGAGAAAAGAACGCTAGATTTTTCTCTTTTTCCCACAAAGCAGTCATTGGTTCTGTACCAAACTGGGCTATGACCTTCGGATCAGTCTGCACTGACAATTTAAGACCTAATGCGGTGGCAAGTTTCTCATCCTTGATCACACCAGGGATATTCATATATTTCCAGTCCTCGGCTATGCCAGCGAACCTCTTATTGCGTTCAGGGTGCGAAGGGTCGCATAATCGTCCGATAAGGTCATCTTCAGACCATCTAGTTTGCACAACACAAATACGAGTCCTGTTTGAACCACGTGAGTAAGCAACCTTAAAAAACCATGACCATATTTTTTCTAAATGTTTAGGTGTAAATTCATCGTCGTCACCCTTGTAAGGGTCATCGATAATAACATAATCGGCTGTACGTCCAACAATGGTACCGCCCACACCGATAAAGAATATTTTACCACCTTGTTTGTTTTGCATGAAGGATTTGCTCTTGGCATCCTTCATGAACTGCACTTCGGGAAATACTTGAGCGTAAACAGGTCGATCTTTAATCATCTGCCTAAATTCATGACCAAGCTCATCAGCACGTACCTGGTTGTAAGTAGCAACAATAATCTTTGCTTTAGGGTTTTTGCCCCATATCCACGCTAGACCCATTTGAGTCAGGTGAGCAGTCTTACCATGCTGTGGTGGGATCGCAACGGTAACACGCTTGGTAGTGCCAGCATAAAGCCCTTCAACAACATCACATAGCATCTGAGAATGGCCGACTGATTGATATTCAGACTTTGATGCATCATCGGGATCTTCAATATCAGGCATCATTATTTTGCAGAAATCACTCATTTTGGTTTTTGAACCATTAATGAGTTGAGTTCTCTCTAATAATAACGTTTCCTCTTTAATATGAGAATCAGATAGGTTTCTTAAATCATTCATAATTAACCATGTTAAAGTGTGGCGACAACTATTTTACCATAAGTGACAACCGCAAAATAAGCATATGCTACACGCCACATGGGTGCACCATCTTCAATCATGATAGCCTTAAAAATATTATCACCTAACCTTCTAAATCGTGGGTATAAAATACCGTTTGCCACATTAGTACAAAACCAATCATGAAAAGCCGATGCTCTTAGCATGCTCAATGTATCTAACGCACCTGTTGCCCCATCCCAAAGAAACCCTGCAAATAAAGTCAACATCCCATCTGGTGTTAGGTGGCCGAATTTGGTTTTGATATTGGAACCGAGAATACCTGTCTGGTATTTAGTATCAACCAACAACCTGTATTGTCTAAATTTAACTTTCTCCCAGTGGAAATTTTTCACAAACATAGCCATTTTACAAGAACCCTTCGATTGATTATGATTTTATATTTAATTTGAATGAGCTTGGATAACCTAAAAGTTTTTTCATATCGGCTATAGCCAACCGACTATTACTGACTGATTTTCTATTAACACCGTCTTGGATCATATAACCAGCACTTAACCCTGGTGCGATACAACCAAGTAATTGTGTCTGCCAGTTCGCAACATGGAATAATATATGTGTTCGATTAGGTACATCCTTAATTTCCCAAACATCAGGGAATCTATCTGAACTATAAGGTTCAACATTATACTCACCTTCAGGTATGCAACTTATTTCAAAAGTATTATGTAAATAAGGTTTCTCTATCGTATGCCACACAGGGTTGCTCTGCCCATTAATGTTTAACACACCTATTGTTGCATCGTCAAAATATGTTCTATTTAAAACTAAATTTTTCATTTAATTTCTCGCACCGTTATTTTCTAAGTGGCGTAAAATATTCCTTTGATTAACCGACAATTCAATTAATTCCGATTTTATTTCACTGAGTTGTTTTATAGCAACTTCATTGCGCACCACACGTTCCATTATATTAATCCTGTCTTTCTCTGCGGTGGCTTGTGATATCTGTACGGTCATAATCATCGTAAAAGCAAATGCTACACCAGCAACAATAGTCATTACGTTACCAATTGAGAAATATTGTATTTGTTCTTTTACAGTCACAAACCGCATCCTTATTATTTAATTTTAGGGAATTTAGCTTTAATTTCTTTATCTCGTTTTTGTAACGCCTCTAAGCCGTTATCAAGTATATACTCTAATTGATCTTGCCATGAGCCACGCTCTTTATTGCGGTTATCAATAACCTCTTGGCTGGCTCGTTCTTTAGCTTTTGATTGCCAAATCTTTTCACGCTCTGT